CGGGCACGGCTCGTCCAGGATGCAGACCTTGCCGGCGGCGTTGGTCACGCTGATCGTCTGGCCCGCATCGGTCTGGGCCGTCAGCTGAACGGTGATGAAGCCGTCGGAGACGATCGAGGAGTCAGGCCCGAGGTCGACAGCTCCGCAGCCATCGAGCCGGGTCACCCGCATCGCCCGGCCTCGGACGAGCGAGAAACAGTTGTTGGTCCCAGGCATCAGGCTTCCTCACTCTCGGACTTCTTCTTCTTCCCCTTGGGAGGGAAAGCCTTGTCATACACGGCCTTCGGGACAACAAAGGCACCCTCGACCGTACGGACGACGTGCGGGTCCAGATCGAGATCCTCCGCAGCCGCCAGCAGCAGCACGGCGTTGTCCCTGGTCTGGTCGTCGAACTCGACCGTGACCTCGTCACTCATCAGGTCGGACCCCCGCTGCTTGAGGAATCACCACAGGCGCACAGCGGGATTCCGGGGATGCCGACGCCGAAGCAGTCGACGAGCGCCGCGTATGCCCGCTCGACCAGGGCGAAGTAGTCGTTGGTGGTGCGGTCGATCGACGGGGGGATCTCGACCAGGTCGCCCCGGTACAGGTCCATCGCCCCGGTCGCGTAGATGGTCACCGAACCGGCGATATCGGTGCCGTAGTTGCCGACCGAGACGAGGTTGCCCGTCACGGTCTCCAGGTGGTCGCCGACAGTGCGGAGCAGGTTCTCCCGGGATGCCTCAGCGGCTGCGGTCGGAGAGATGTGCAGGATGATCTGCGCTCCGTACTGAGCCGCTGCCTCGGTCTCCGCCATGCCGATCGCCTGGGCGATCGTGGCCGGAGCGGTGAGACTCGGGAGATTCGCCAGGATGCTCTGCCGAAGACCCTGCTCGACGGCGGACTGCTCGGCCGCCAGGAACCGCTTCTTCACGCGAGCCTGCGCCTCGCCGACCCGTCCGACCGTCTTGCAGGTCTCGTACATGTAGGTCAGGAACGGATCGCCGGGGATGTCGTCGTACCAACTGCGGGACTGCTTGGTCGCGGACGGTCCACAGGTGATCAAGCCACTGCTCGGCGCGGAGCACTGCTCACCCTCCGCGGTGAGACCACCGAGCATCCAGTACTGATCTCCTCCGTCGTGTGGCGTCACGACGGAGAAGATCCCGAACCGGCGAGGCTTGCGTACGGGTGCCGGAACTGTCTGCCGTGCGTTCGTCATCACTGGCGTCGACACTCAGCACCTCCCTCTTGCGTTCGATCCGGATTCAGTTCGACTGAACCGACTACGGAGTGGTGACGCAGGTCAGGTCATTGATGCCGGTCCGACCAGCGGTGCAGACCGGGATGGTGATGGCCAGCGACTCGTAGCACATCTGAGCGACGAGGATGCCCTGCTCGAAGAACAGCGCCGTGTACTCGTTGACGGCCAGCGAGGCGGCATCGTAGACCGCGTTCAGGTTGATCACGTCGGCGGTGCCCTTGACCCAGGTGCCGGCCGGGTACATCAGCGCCTCGAAGGTGGCCGGCCATACATCGACGTTGCCGAGTGGCTGCCAGTCGTAGGCGTACTGCACGGCCAGATTCCGGGCGGAGAACTCGGAGGCGATCAGGGCGTCGTTCACGGCAACCAGATCGTTGCCGGTCCGGCGGCTCATGTCGGCCCGGAAGATGTCCTTCGCGTAGAACGGGAGGATGACCTCCAGGCTGGAGCTCAGGCCGAGGCGGTACTTCTCACGGACCTCGCCGGCGTAGAGGGTGAACGCCTCCAGGGTGTCGGTTGCGACCGCACCGAGACCGACGACCGTCTTGGCCGTCGAGCCGGTCGCCATCGCGGTGAGCACCTTGGCGTTCATCTTGTGCTGGTGGGCGATCATCGAGCCGCTCACGTAGCGCTGGACCAGCTCGGGGTAGGCCGCGTTGGTGAGGATCGGGGCCTTGATGCAGATGCCACAGGCGTCGAGCCGAACCTCGGTGAAGGCCGGGCAGGGCACCTCGACGCACGTCTTGGTGGTTCCGGTGATGGCCTGGGCCTCGGTCTGGCAGAAGCCGACCGCGGAGTAGATCGCCGAGAAGTCCGGACCCTTGGTGAACTTGATGCCACCGCGGGCAACGTTAACCTCCGGCACGCTGATGATGCCGTCCGTGGTCTCACCGGCGCACAGGTCGTAGATCGTCTCACTCGGTGCACACCAACCACCGGAGGCGACCAGCGAACCACCGGGAAGGCGGGACTCCCGCTGGGCGTAGGACAGGACCTCCATGTCATCGGAGTGGCGGTCGATCGTCAGCTCGGGCGGGAAGTCCAGCCGGAACGAGGCCACACCGGCGTGCCGGAGATCCTCGGTCATGCCGTCGCCGGACGGGACACCGAAGCCGCGCATCCGGTTCACGAGTGCCTTGCCGACCTGCTCCAGGCTGATCTTCGAGCCGGTGGCGAAGTCGGGCACGTCGGCCGCGGCGGTGATCACGATCGGCGGGTTGGCCGTGGCCGGCTTGACCGGGCGGGCGACCTTGCGGCTCAGCGCGACAACACCGGTGGCACGGGCCGACTCGGTACCGGGGACCGGGATCTCGCTGTGGGTGCCGACTTCCTTCTTCTCCTCGTCGGCCTCATCGGCGCCGTTGTCCGCGGCGTCCTCCTTCTGATCCGCAGCATCCTCCGGCTCGTCCTCGGCAGCGGCGAAGCGATTCCGCAGGGCGTCTCGGCGAGCAGCCAGCTTGGTGGCGGCCTCAACCCGGCCCGTCTGCTCGGCCTTGATGGCATCCAGGTGGTCAGCCAGCGCCTCGGCCTCACCGAGCTGTGCCTCGGTCGGTACCTCCAGCGCGGCGATGGCCTTGAAGGCGGTCTTCACGTCAGCGGCGTATGCGACAAGCTCGTCGTCAGCCAGCTCGGAGAACTTCTTGTTGAGATCCACGACGGGCTCCTCGGTGAAATCGGATGATCTGCGACTACGCGCATACGCCAACCGGGCACCAAGGACCAGCGGAAATGTCTGGACGAGACGCTACACCCCAACGGACCCGTCTGCGATCAGGGGAGATGGTTTCGCTTCAGGTCGACTGAATCGCTACTGGCCGTCGACCTCGCAGACGCCGACGGCGAGGTCGCGATCGAGCGGCGCACGCTGGTGCACACTCACCACCCCGAAGTGGAAACCCGACGGGCACGCGCCCGGGCTGACGCTCGGTGCAGGCGATCCTGGTGGGCCACTCGGACCGGGCGGACCACTTGGTCCAGGAGAACCAGGAGCGCCGGTCGCATCCTGACCCGGGAGACCCGGAGCACCGGACGGACCCGCCGGTCCCCGCGGTCCGACCGCGCCCGTCTTGCCGTCCCTGCCGTTCCTGCCGTTCGCTCCGGCCGCACCGGTGCCTCCGATCGGACCAGTTCCACCAGGCGCTCCAGGTTGACCGTCTTGTCCATCCGTCCCGTTCTGGCCGGTGAGCCCGTCCGATCCATTCTTTCCGGCCTTGCCCTGTGGGCCCGGTTGCCCCGGTGGACCGGACACGACGGTCGGCGGTGCGGCCGACGCTCCCTCGCCACCACTGAGGGCGTTGGAGAACATCACCACCGACGCCACGAACGCCACCGTCGCGCACACCACGGCCAGTGTGTAGCCGAGCCAGTACGGCCTCATGGTTGCTCCGCTTCCCGCTGCCCCTCCAGCTCGCCCTGCTCGCGTGCGTCCTTGAGCATCTCGCGTTCCTCGCGGACCCTCAGGTAGTCCGTACGCCCGGCCAGGAAGCCGGCCATCAGACCGAACAGCATGTTGATCACGTCAATGACGACCTGGGCCGCCTGACTGGTGTCCTGTTCGGGATGGACGAACGCCAGAAAGGCGAGCGCCACGCCCGTCGCCACCACGAAGAAGCAGATCGTCGAGGCGATCAGCAGGACGAGCAGATCACCCGTACTCCGTGTGCCGAGCCACTTTCGCATGGGCACACGGTGTCACGGACTAGTCTTCCCAGCCCTTGGTCTCGACGGTGCCGAGGGTGACCTTCTTGCCCCCGGTGTTGATCGCCAGCCGGAGCTTGTGGTCCCAGCCATTCTCCTGTGGCTTGAGGTCGAAGTGGTGGACCACCTGGAACCGGTCGGTGCCACCGTTGGACCTCAGGTCGATGGGCTGGGACGACCAGTCGACATTGGTCGAGTCGCCCTTGGTGCCGAGGTACTGCCAGCGGACGCCGATCTCGTCATTGGCCGCAAGCCCGCCGGTGACCGCCAACACGACATCCACCATGCCCTTTGTGTTGGTGGCGATGGTCGCGTGACCCTCGTCGTTGACCGGGATGGTGTGGTTCCAGTCGTCCGTCTGGAAGGTCTGGGACTTGCCCCGGTACTTGCTGATGCGCTTGGTCATGCCGAACAGCCCCTCGTCTCCTCCGCCACCGCCGAGGTCATTGATGTACTTGTCATAGGCGTCCTGCCAGGTGATGGGCGCGACGTGCGGGGACTGGTCCGGTCCCCAGTCGGCCAGTCCGTTGCAGCCCTGCTTGTACTGCGTGACCTGGCCGGAGGCATCCCTGGACAGATGCGGGCAGCCCTGCCAGATCCCGTGGTTGTGGTCGTCGAACGACTGGTCCTCAGGATCGCCGCGCTGCCAGTCGGCCACCCCGCACTCTCGCCAGATGATCGTCTCCGCGTCGTCACCCTTGCGGTGATCGAACGCCCCGCCCCCGCCGTGCGTACCGGCCGAGGCGGAGACCGAGGAGTTGTAGGCGTACTGGAAAGCGACCACCTGCTCGTTCTGCCCGAGCTTGCCTGCCTTACGGAGACGGGGCTCGATGATGTCCTCGATGGAGTGGATCATGCAGCCACACGCATACCCATTTCTCCACCAGGTTTTGCCGAACGTTGAGGGGCTCATCTATGGCTACCGCTTCACGATCTCGTAGGCGGCCTTGGCGAGCACGGCGGCAATGACGTCGTCGGCTGTCTCCTCCCAGGCGATCCGCTGGCCGATGTCCAGCTCGTCCCAGTGGGACGGGAAGTCGTCACCTCCGAAGCGCGCGTGCAGCCACTTGGCCAACTCGAAGTTCTGAGGCATCTCACCGACCCTTGACTGTGACACTGCCGCTGCCCTCACGGATGACCCGGGCCCGCGCCTGGACCTCAGTGCTGTACTCCTGGACTGTCTTTCCATCGGACGACGTGAACACCCACGTCCGGTTGCTCGACTTGCCGCCGCCGCAGTTACACGGTGCCATCGGTTGCTCCAACCCTCTCTCGCAGCTTCGCCATCTTGACCTGCCGATGCAAGGCCGCCGAGATGGCATTGGTGATCAGCAGGCTCAGCTCGTCCTCCTGGCGATGCACCACGCCACTCGCCATCAGGACCACCTGCTGACGATTCTCCACCCGCGCGATCGGGAAGCCGGCGGAGTTGACGGCCAGGGCAGCGATCATCTCCATCTTGCCGCCGATGGTCCGCCAGTCCCCCGACACGTCGGAGGCACGCAGAGCGACGACCTTCTCCTCCGACGTACCCGGTCGGATCCAGCCGGCGCACCAGATGCCGTGCTCGTCCTCACCGACGCTGACATCCGCCACCGCCGCAGAGGTGGAGTCGTAGTGCGCCGCTGCCGCCCGGAAGCCGAGGTTCGGGGAGGCGTGCCCACCACCGAGACTGATCACCCCGGTGTACGCGCACGAGCCGTCATCACACAGCACCTGCTTCGTGGCGTAGTAGGCGTAGTTGGACTCGCTGATCGGTGGGGCTACGCAGACACCGTCGTAGCCGACATGGCAGGTCCGCCACTCCGCGATGTGACCGAAGACCCGACCATCCTCGGTGACCGTCAGATGGGTCGGTCCATCCAGCCCCGGGTCGCGGAACCATGCCGCCGGAGGCTTCAGTCCGACTGAACTCGCCACCAGGGCCACGGCCGGAGCCGGGTCACCGGTCGGCTTCTTCAGCGAGCCACCTTCGAGTGGAGCATGGCCGGGCCAGAACCCCGTCGCGTCGTGGTGCCACTGCGAGCAGATCTGGTTGATGAAGCGCAGCTTCTCCGGGCTGTCCTCACCGATCTCCT